TTTGCCCCGTCTATTGTAATCGTGTTGACGGTTATTTTATCATTGGCCTGATCTAATGTAATATTGGCAGATGACAAAGTCGTTGCAGCGAGCGTCCAACCTCCGATTGTGCCACCAGTAGCAGTGATATTACTGACGGTTAATTCTCCCGCTTTCGTAAGTTCTGCATTGTTTCCTTTCCAGAAAGTATCTGTGCCATCAAACTGAAAATATTGATTAGCGCCATCTCCAATATAAGCACGAGGATTCCCAGCATTATAATCAAGCTGAATACCATCAGCACCATATGTAGTACTATTAATCGATATTTTTTTATTAGAGGCATCAAGAATTATATTGGTGCCATTAGCAAGAGTAGTTTGATTAATTGTCCAACCGGCGACTATTTGTTGAGTATCCGAAAGTTCAAATAATATATTTGAACCCCCAGTATCATATATTTTTAAACCATAAACCCCAGCAGACAAATATCCAAGTTCGACCCGTTTAGCTGTGTCTTCATAAACGATTACACCCCCATTGCCAGAGGCCAACACAAGACCGTCATTAGGGGTTGCAGTAGGCGTTCCAGACTGGAGATTATAAATATACCCACTTACTAAATCCCATCCTGCTATCTTAGCTTGATTCGTATCAATCTGTACAACCATTTCGCCAGCAGCATTATTAACCTGAAAACCATAAACGCCAGTTGCCAGTTTACCAACCAGAACCCTATCTGTTCCACCTTCATCAAGCTTAATTATAGGCTCAGATGGATCAAGAAGAATATAATTACCTGTTTGACCAATACGAAGTTTTCCAGGAAGTACATTTCCTATTTGAGTACCTGCACCATCATCTGAATCTGGGCCTGCTATTACTGGAGTCCATGAATTGCTTGCATCATCAGCTTCTATAGAAATAGTAGCAGGGGTTATATCTTCCCAATCACTCGGAGCTTCTGAATATCGAGTACAACTAAAATCTAAAGATAAATCTCGTTTAATAATAATTGAATCAACTAATACAGGATAATTACCGCCATAATCTGCATGATTAACTGTAATAAAATCGTCCGGTTGAAGAGCTAAAAGAGTTCCTTTAGATGAAAATCTAATAGAAGCCTTTCCAAGTAATTTACGATAATAATAAAGCATTCCTGCTTTTTTCGCATTCTTAGAATTTGTAACATAAGGCATTAACAATACTTCTTTAGAAATATTATTCGTAGTTGATCCAGCAGGAACTAATGTTTTAACAAAAGAATCCCTTACTGCTTCTGATTTTGAAAAAGCAACATATCCAGAATCAAGGTTTTTTTGAGTAAGCTGAGTATATTTAAATGTTCCTTCCCCTCTCTCTTTCTTACGTAATACATCAGCTTTAGTAATAGTTTTCTGAGATGTTTTTGATAATACGTGTAATTCTATTTTATCAGTAATAACCAAAGTAGAATGACACATATTAAGAAGTCGGGCAAGTATCTTTTGCTTACTTTCCTTATAAAAAAAAGCTCCTTCAAAAGAAAGCGGCCAAGATGAATATGTAGTTCCTGCAGTTTCAAATGAAGACCCCGCCCCCGTATCAATCAACGCTGAGGGAATCCCCATATCTTCCAAAACATATTCAATCAAATCCTCAGGACTGCCTTTACCTACAGTATCATCTCTATTAAATCTGGTTGGCATATCAAGATAATGATTTCCAGGCTTCCATAAACCACAAGCATCAGCAACACCATCACCTGCCGTATCAGCTATTATAGGTTGAAACACTCTCCAGTTTACGCCATCAATTGTTTTTGTTGATTGTGTAAAAGTAAAATCAGTAGATAAATAAACATCTGTCCCTATTTCGGTAGGAGTCCGTACTCGTGTAACAGAATACACCTTACCATCAGCAGGGCCTAAAAGATAATATCTTTGAGACGTAACTGCCCTTAAATCATCTATCCAAATACTACAAGCACCAATATCGACTGTATATTTTAGACCAACAGATATTATTGCATCTAAATCTGCCGCCGCAGCAGACAAATCTAACTTTACTTCCGTCCATGTATCTGCAGTTAAAGCTGGAATGTCTATAGACTCGGAAGGAGACGCACACTGGGCTGTTTCATCTAAAAGTAACTGTAAATCTCCTGTAGCAGTAGTAACAGAACACTTAATCCACATTTTAATTTTACTTGCCGATGAAATATCAAGAGCTGTAATTGCTTCTGTTGCAAGAATGTCCCCGGCTGAAACTAAATCAGACACTACTAATTTTGCAGAAGCTAATCCTTTTTTGTAGTCAGAAGTGTCTGCTGTAGAAGTAACATCCGTATCTACAAGTTCATCCCATGCATCTTCACAATCTTCAACTACAATTGGAATATAAATAGATCTAAGAGGAATAAAACAAGTTCCAAAAGGAACTGGAACACAAACATTATCATCTAAATCAGAATCGTCAGAAGGGCTAAGAGAAGAAACTAATTTAGTATTAGGGTAATCACCAATCAAATATTGTCTGATTATATCTTCACAAGTAAATTTAAGTTTTTGATATTCAACTTCACATTTTTTAACTTTAAATGCCCAGACTGCAATTTGTTCTGTATCTATTCCATCTGAAACAATTAAACGAACTGTTATTGTTTCCCCTTCAAAAGTCGAAGGCAAGAGAGTATTATCTTTATTACTAATAGAAAAAGACAAATCACTTGGCGCCTGGATACCAATTTCTGATCTGGCTCTATTGAGTCGAATTCCTTGAAATGTTTTGGGAATTACTTTAAATGTATATGCTTGTGCGTTCCAAGTCACTGATTTAGTCGACCAATAGTAACCAGCTATTTCAAATAACCAAGAATGAGATTTAGTTTCTGAAGCAACTATAGTTTGTTGGGTAGCGTTTAAACCTAACATCTAATCAATCTCCACATAGTTATCAGCTTTCGTATCAGGGTCTGTACTATCCGACAATCTCACATATACAGTACTATATCCAAGAGTATCGTTATCTGCCCAGTCCCATTCACCTACTGCAAGAGAACCCACAGTTCCATTTGTAGCTTTAGTCCCATTAAACCAAACATCGTTTGGCTCCGTTAATCCAGGCGTGCCTCCCGCAGCCGCTTCACAATAATACTCACTTGTTCCCCCAGCGGAGAGGGTCCATTTAAAATTAGCATTAACCAGGGATTGCAACATCCCCAGTACTTTAATCTTAATATTTATTAAACCATGAAAATCTGTCCTCTTTATCTGCCGATTAGCATTACTGTCAAATCTAATTATATAAGCGTAATTATCAGTTGGATGTCTCCAAATAAAACTTTCTAATATCCCATTACCTTTAGAAACACTATGATAAAAATCAAGAATAGTACCAAGATCCGATTCTGTTTTTGAAGGCCATTGAAGAAATACATGAAATATAGAATCATCCGAAAAACTAATTCTTTCTTCTGAATTATCATCCCCTAAATGCACAATCTGATTCTTATACCCCCTTTCAACTATCATCCCTTGCGGACTAACATCTAACGTCACATCATTATCAGGAGTTGCTTTTGATAAATAATCATACATTTCTTTTGCAGAAATTTTAACCACCCCCTAAAAGAAAAATAACATTCTTCTCATTAACTTCTGTTTCATCAAAATAAATTACAGACCATCCATATTTTCTAAATAAAGAAGAGCGATGTTCTTTCCATTTTTCTATATCTCTATTATCTCTCGTTTTATAATATCGAGCATATACTTCTACTGCTATTTTTTTACCATTTATATTAATAAAATCTGGATTCTTTTTTTCTATAAAAAAACTGCCATCTCCTACATATTTATAAGGCAATTTATACTTATCAACAATATTTAAAAATTTTCGTTCCAATAAAGATGGTGTTTGTCGACATAAAATACTTTTAATATATTGTTCGTATTTATCAGAATTTTTAAACCGTATCCATGCTTCCCTTAGTTTTCGTCTATGTCTTTTAGAAAGTTTTTTCCCTCTCATTGCCTTTCTATGTTTAATTGATTTTTTTATTCCAATAGTGGCCTGGCTTATTTTTTTCCTGATTTCTTTAGAAACTATTTTACCTTCTTCACTTTCTGATATTTTATCTTTATGCTCTTGTGTAAATTGTATTCCTCTATTATTATGCCCTAAAATATAATGATTCCACATTCCATCTTGCCCTCTTATCACTAATTGGTTACATCCACATTTACATAAAAGAGGATTCCTAAATAATCTTCGCTCTCTTTCTTTTGCAGCCATTTAAGAAAAAATCCTCCTTCCTGCTTCAATCAATTCAGTATTATATTCTAACTCACGAGCCACAACATTTCCTATTTCTTCACCATTGATATATAAGTGGTTATGAACTATTATTTCTTGGCCCCCCGAATTCGTTTGATTTATTTGATCATTAGGAATAACTATTCCAGATTGATTCCCCATTCGTAATATTTCAGGACCTTCTTCACCAATCAGATAATCCTTACCTGAATATACAGGACCACCACTGGCTCTCGGCGGTAATATTTGATAATAGTCTTCTGAAGATTCTGGTTGAACAACCCCATATAAATCTGTTCGTAATATTCCTAAGCTATCAGATATTACATCAAACAAAGGTTTGAGCTGTGTTATGGTTTCATTAATAGCTGCAAATTGTAATGAAGTTGTTTCTTGAAATGCAGTCATAGTTCCACCCACCGCCAAATCTTCAAACGCTTGATTTATTTCCATATATACAGGAGCCAAAGCCTTACTGATTATTTCTGATTGCATAACTGCTGTAATCATACCTTCTGAAACTGAATTAAAAATACTATCTTTTAACTTCTTTTCAAATCCAGCCCAATCACCGGTTTCAACTGTACCTATAAAAGCATCCCTAATAGTTAATGCAGAGGCTTGAGACGCAGCTTCAATTTGTGCAAGATAATAATTAAATTCTTCTAATGTAGCTTTCCCCGTTTCTTCGAGTAATATTGGAAGAACTATCTCCATAATCTCTTCAGGAATTTTAGCAATACTTTCCTCAAAAGCACTTACATTTTCCCGAGTAACCCATATTTGTGATGTTCCTTGAACACTTTCTACAGATGGTGTGAAAGCTTCTTCCCATGCCCGTGTCTTTTCTTCAGCAGAAATGTTAGGATCTATAATAGCGTTTAGCCAGGCATTTACTTTGTCTTGATCATAAGTTGTTACTGTTTGCCCTGGTGTTACACTGGTTAAACCCTCCCACTTCATAGGTATTTCTATTCCTTCAAGAGCGCCTTCAATTCCAGCCTTCTGCTGTTCTCCTAATACCGATATTAATTTATCAACCGAATCAAAAACAGCTTGATATTGTAAATCAATTATATCCCCAATAGTATTAAGTGTTTCAGCAGGAACCATACTACCAGCTCCTGGAGCTTGAACAAACTCTTCTACTTCTAAGCCTGGAAGTTGTCCCCATACTGGTGTTGAAATTTCTGCAACTGCACCCATGCCAGCACCCTCACCAGCACCAAAAAGATCGCCGAGAAAACTTCCTGCAAACTTTCCTATCTCACCACCTATAGCACCACCAATTGGACCGCCAAAATAATATCCTATTCCTGTACCAACTAATTGACCCCCTCCAGCCCATTGCTCTTGTTCGTTTCCACTAAAAACACCACTAACCCCACTATATACATTGTATGCTGTACCCGCCCATCCAAGGCCCTCACCTATAGTCATACCTCCTCCAGGTGTGTACCCTATAACCTGTCCTGTATTTGGATCAAGTATAGCTTGACCGCCTCCTACAGGGCCTCCAAATATTGGTTTGTTCAACAATCCACCACCACCAAAAGAAGGTATCCCAAATCCACCACCCCTCGCAGGGGCTTCCCATATCCCCATACCATCAAAACCTGGTCCACCAAAACCTGAAAAACCCACATTTACTGCTAAGTTTGCTATACCACTCATCGCCCATTCTGAAACCATTCGAGCCAGAATATTAGACCAAGTACTTACCATATCCTTTCCAACTTTTTTTAGAAAACTATCTACATCCCCAAATCCATCCTTAGTAAAATCAAAGAACTCTCCCATAGCATCTGAAGAAGAAGCCGATAATTGTTTGACTATTTCATATCCGGCTTCGCCCCAAGTTATTTGATCTTGCAAAATATCATCAAACCCAACTGCCATTCCTGCAAAAAAATCATCTGAATCTTTTATTTCTTCTTTTAATAACTTCTTTTTTTCATTTTGATACCATATATCAAGAAGATTTTTATCAGTTACAAACTCTTTATACTTTTTATATTGTTCTTTTAAAAGCTTACCTTGATAACTATAATACTTATCAGAGCTGATTTTTAAATCACTATATATATCCTTATACGCATTAGCTAAATCAGCAGCTAATTTTTTTTCTTCTTGAAGAGCTTTCTTTCTTTCTTCATCAATCTTTTTCTGTTCTTGTGCGGCTTTCCTATCAATCTTGACTTGGATCAACTTAATTTCTTCATCCTTAACATCTTGTAATAGTTTCAGCCGTTCGCTTAGAATTTTTATTTTTTTATCATCAAGATCAGTTAATTCCTTCTTGTTCTTTATCCGTTCAATTTGATTCTGAACAATATCATATTCAACCTTAAACTCATCTTCAAGGTTCTTGATTCTTTCTTGTTCTTTTGTTCCTGCACCAGCTTTTTCTTGTAGATCTAATAATTTGGATCTTAAGTTTAAATTCTTTGTTATAATGCTACCAAGTTCTTTAGTAGCCTTCGTCATTTTATTTATTCGCTCAAGATTTGCATTATCTTTTTCTCTTTGTAATCTTAATTCTAATTCCGCATCGGCAATATCCCAAAGCTGTTCTCGATACTTAGCAAGCTTTTCATTTATTTCTGTTTGTTGTTTTTTAAGTTTTTCTTGCTGGTTAGTTATTTCTTTAGTAAAAAACCTATCAAAAAAAGTAGATTCTCGGCTTTCTACAACATCCAATTGTTTATTTATTTTTTCTAACTGTGTGGTAAGCCCTGTAAATTTTGTTGTTACAAACGCTTTCTCTGGGCTCATTACTTCTAAATTTTCAACAAGTTGATAAGCTGCTTTTAAATTATCTTTTGTTGCTCCCATATCGCCAAGAACTTTGGATGAAAAAATACCGAGCGCTCTAAAATCATCTATATCTTTTTTAATTAATCCACCAAAGAAGCTTCCTGTCGCAGCACCTACTTTTAAAAATCCTGTAGTTATACTAACAAGAACGCCACCTAATTCAATCCACTCTTCTCTATTATCCCTGACAACGCCTGTAAGTTCTTTTATTGCTTGATTTAATTCTCCTGTTTCTTGTTCAAACGCATCTATCTTAACACTCTCTATTACCGACATCAATTCTTTAAAAGCACCAAGAGTTGTTCCTCTCATTTGATCAGCAAGTCTTTTTGCAGCCCCTTCACTACCTCTTATAGATTCTGCAAGTTCTCTATACTGGGGAATCATTTCCTTCATTACAAGGACAGCTCTTCCGCCTCGTTCCCCAAATATTTGCATTACTTTGTCAGTATCCCAACCAGCTTTATTCACTGCCTCTAAAGCATCAATAAGATCTTTACCAGAACCGCTCATTCCAAGTTCAGTAAATACCTTTGTTACTTTACCCATAGCGAAAGCTAACTGCGTTCCCGCCATACTTCCTTGAATACCGGCATTACCGAGAATACCAATCATAGCAGATAAATTTTCTATTTCATATCCATAAGCCTTCGCTTTCGGGGCAGCATACTTAAAAGACTCTGCCATCATTTCCATATTAACATTACTTCGGGTAATAGTTGCAATAAAGGTATCGTTTATTTTACTCAGATCACTAACAGGCATTTGCATTGCAGTTAATGCATTAGAAGCAATATCAGCCGCCCTTCCTAAGTCTAACCCTCCAGCAGTAGCAAGATCTAAAACTCCAGGTAAAGCAGCAACAGAATCTTTCGCTTTAAAACCCGCCATACTTAAAAATTGTAATGCTTCTCCAGATTGAGTTGCAGACCATTCAGTTTGTTCACCCATTTTTTTTGCAATATTAGTAAGAGACTCAAACTCTTTTTGAGTTGCTCGTGAAACACCTTTGACGGTAGCCATTGTTTGTTCAAAATGAGCTCCCGTCTTAAGAAGTGAAGAAGAAAGACCAACCAAACCACCTATCCCTATCGCTGCACTAATAGGGCCTAAAAGTCCTGTAGTAACTTTAGTCATTTGAGAAAGACTTGTACTAAAAGACTTTACTTTTTTATCTGTCTTTTTTACTTGTTTACCTAAACGATCAGCACTACCCTTAACCTTTTTTAAAGTTAGTGAACCTTTATCGTCTATAACTAAAGTAAATTTTATTGATTGACCCAATTGATTATCCTTTACTTGACTTATTTAACTCTTGCCGCATTCATATAACTATTAATATAAGAAACAATAAATTTTAATAAAACTTTTAAATTATCTACTTCTTCTTTTGCCAATTTAAAAACAATTTCTCCATTTATAGAATACCCATTTCCAAAAGAAGATTGAGAAACTATGGCAGTCCAATATTCGTTAATAAAATTTATTATAAACACCCCTCTCTTTTCCATTTCAACTAATCCACATTCTTCGCAAGATGGTCGGGGCCATCCATATTCTTTCATAGTAGAACAGGTTTCGCAGCTAACTTCTACTTTGTTTTTTATTTCTCTGTCTCTGGTTGCTGCCCATCTTGCGAAGCTTTTAAGTTTTTTTCCAAATTCTCTTGTGATATTTTTTCAATAAGCTTTCCTTTTTGCGCCAATTCTACTGCTAATCTGATAATTGTAGTTCCAACAGAAATATAACTTCCAATAACAAAAAGGCTAACTTTATTTTCTTTAACACAAGAAATAACTTTTTCATCATCTGCGTAGAACCCCTCCCAGTCTTCAATCACAAAATCTATTAGATCAGAATTATATGCAATTTGATCTAATTTTTCTCTTGTAGGTAAAGTCTGTGTGGTTACCAATTCTAACAGTCTTTTTGTTTTTATTTCCAGATCAGAAACCTCAGATATTTCTTTAAAAAGATTGTTATACTTTTTATTCTCAATTACAATTATGTCTGTATGCTTATCCAAACATTTTCGTATTTGACCTGAGAATAATGGTCTAATCTTAATCTTGATCTTTTTTCTTTCTTCAATTGGATAATCACCAATTTCTGTCTCATCAAACTGATGATGGGAACCATAAATCCATACAGGATTTATTTCCAAATTAAATTTAATCATAAAAATCTCCTTTTTTTAATTATTAGTTATGAATCTTTTATTACTGTTTAATACCTCTCTTAATAAATAAGGTATATACCCTTCTTCTTCACATGCTTTAATAATAGCATTATTATCTTTAGGTAAACACTTACCACCAAAACCAAAACTTTCTTCAAATACAGAAGTATGCATTCTCTCGACCCGGCCATCTAAAAGAAACAGTTCCCTTAATTCATTATAGCCTACCCCAAAAACCTTTGCAATATTATAAAATTCATTACAGAATGTTACTTTCGTTGCAAGCCAGGCATTTTCCATATACTTGGTAACCTCGGCAGTAGTACTATCTGTTTGAATATATTTACAATGAGGACCTAAAACTTTTTGAAATACCTGTATTAGTTCATTAGTATCTTTCCTATCTCCACCAAAAATTTGAAAGTCATGATACTTCATATCAGTTGGATGAGGATACCCTTTCCAAAAAGGTATCATATATCCTGCTTCTCCAATATATTCTGGGCTAAAACATATTCTTTTATTGTATTTTAATTTAAGTTTTTTTGTTGTTCCAGGAGGGATAGTCGATTTGATTAGAATCAAAGGTTCTCCTGCCTTTTTTATTACGCTTTCAACAATTGAAATATCACAAGAACCATCTTCTTTCATTAAAGTAGGTACGCATACAATAGCTAAATCTCCTATTTCTTTTGAAGTATGTTTTACGTTATTAAAAGAAATTAATAATATTGGATCATCTTCTAATATATAATAATGACCTTCAAAAAGATTTACAATCGCTTTTCCAACATAACCCCTACTTCCATAAACTTTTATTCTTTTAATCATAAATACCTCTTATTTTATTTATAGTGTTCGTATCATAGCCATAGGAGATTCCATTAACGAAGTTAAGGCCCAAACCAAAGCGTCCATTCTATCTGGTGACGCTTCTTTTAAATTAGGACTCCACTGACACATCTGATCTTCTAACTCTGAAAAGACACCAACATGATGAACTCTACCTTGTTCATATAATGCAGATATAGGTTCTGCCCTAATAGCTTTTCCTCTTGTCGCAGTTACTTTTTCATAAGCAACATTATCACCAGGAGTATGATTTAAATTTTTCCATTGAGTTGAACGAATTACAGATTCAATCATATCTCCTCCATTATTAACTTCCCCAACAATCCTATCCGCTTTCCAATAGTCATAAGCCAAGATACTCTCTCTCGCCCACTTATCTGGTCGCTCATGGCACGTTCTATCTTCTAATATATAATATTCATTATTATCATCTGAAGCAGCTACAATAATTCCTGTGTCTGCTGAATCCTCTCCAGATGTTACTGCTGGATCTATAGCAACAACAACTTGTAATAAGGTTTCCGGTGCCTCTATTATCCTTCCTTCATCAATCAACTGTCTATTAAATAAAGCATCAGGATTATCTTCTAAAACTTCTGCCTTTAATTCTTGTCTTCCCAGCCTTGTTCCTTCATATCTTCTGATTATTTTATCATACCAAGACTTTGGTAAATTATCTTTATTATTATAAGATGTTCCTCTGGTTACATATACAGTTTCATCTTTAAGAAACTCCCTTATGATTTTCAATGGTCTTGGAGTTGTCGTTATACATGCTTGAGGATTACTTCCAACTCTTAAACCAAACAAAGCATTATCCCATGTTTCTTGTAACCTACTCCATGAAGCTAACTCATCACACCATAATATTTCATGTCCGGGTCCTCTTAATCTATCTGGCTTCTCAGCAGAAAAAAGAGTTGCTTTGGCTCCATTCTTCCACGTGACTCTTCTTTTACTTGGTTCATAATCTGGAACTCCTAAATAATTACCTTTCAAATCATAATCCATTATATTACTTATAGCCAAAATCCCTGCTTCTCCTTCAACCATAGTATCCCTACAATCTGCAGAAGTAGCTGCTACAAAACCAATATTCTTTATTCCTTGTTTTACTTTCTTTCTTACCCATTCTGCACCCGATCGTGTTTTCCCTGCTCCTCTACCTGCTAAATATAACCAAATATGCCACTTCTTATTTTCATCAGGAATTTGTTCTCCAGGTCTTGCTAATACATCCCATAAATAAGGTATGATCATTCTACCTGTTCTTCCTATCGTTCTATAAACTTTATCAACACCTACTTCTAAAACTGCTTTTTTAAGTAAAGACTCCATATTATCTATTAACCAATCCAGTTAGTAATTCTTTAACTCTTTGTTCTGTTTCCGTTGTTATAGCTATAGGTGGTGCTTCATCTTCTCCGAGACCTCCTAATTGCATTTTAACTGGTTTATCTATTCCTAAAAGCTTAGCTCTTCTTTCCATTATTTTTAATACCCTATCAATTGCCTTCTTATCAATTATTCTAATTATCTTTCCTGTTTCATCTTGTACTGGTTTTCCTTTTGAATTTATTATCGGCATTCCTTCTGTTGCTTGTTGCCATACTGATAATAATAATTTATCTAATCTTTCTACCTCTATTTTTCTAACTTGCTTTGCTTTCTTTTCTGTATCACCTTTTCTGTTTTCTAATACTAACATCACATCTTTGAATGCAGTCACTTGTGATATATTTAATTCTCTTCCTATTTCAGGATAGCTCTTTCCCGAAAGCCTCATTTCAAAAGCAAGTAATCTT